AACTATCGTTGATTTGTTTTCTAATTCTATATTACCTTTGTTCCAGTTTACTACACCTTGTTGCATCCATTTAGGTAAGTTCTCATATGCAAGTTGTAATCTTCCTAATATATCTCTAGCAGTAGAAGATTTATTGGCAAGTATAGCAATATTAGAGTTTGGATTAAACATTGCATAGTGCATTAGATAAGAAATAGTTGTAGTTGATTTACCTGATTGTCTAGGCAATTTGCAAATAGTAAACCTATTATTATGAATAGTATTAACTATCTTCTTTTGAAAATCATACATCTTAAAAGGTATCAGACCTTCGTCTAGTGATACAATTCTCACATACTCTTCCATAAAATATAAAGGATCATTAGCACACTTTTGATATTCTAAAATTTGTTCTTTAGTAAATTCTTGTGGTGTGTTTATCTTCTTTAGATTCGGATTACCTAGATATGCGTCTGTACTCATTTAAAATTAAACCATCCTGTTATTATATATTTCTCGTGTGTTTTTGAAATCTGTCCGCTATGTGTATGTGTAAAATCAGTAGGCCATATTAGTGTCAATCCTTTTTCGGCAGGTGTAGTTAATTTTTGATATTTAAAATTAGTACCTGCGTTAGGTACACTATTTAAATAAGTCATCCATACTAGACAACGATTCTCCATCTTTGATGTTCTCTCACAATGCCAAGCGTGATAACCACCACCTGGTGGATAATATTGTATATTTGCACCTTCAGTCATACCGAAAGCATTAAATTTTGCAACTTCAGGATATTCTTTTTGATATAATTGAACACACTTTTTTAATGCGTCTTTGTAGGCAACAAATCTAGGTTCATCCCATTCAGGATGTAATCCTAAATCAGTAGAGTCTTTTACTTTCTTATTAATATTAAAAGGTCCACCAGATACGCCTTGTTTTTGATGTTCTTTATTATCTTTAAATAATTGTATTAGATCATCACATATTTTTTCATCTATGTGCCAACCTCCTACAAAACTTTCGTGTGGTGTATCTAGTTTAATCATCATATGCCTCAGGTAATCTTTTTAAAAAATGTAATCTTTCTTCTATGCTATTATCATACTTATCTTTCATATATAAACTTCCCCAACTTCTATAACCTATTGAGTCATAAAATTTTATATCAAAATGACTAAAGTTTTCTAAACAAAAAGAATAATTAACAGACCAATTTTTTGCCCTAGTCCATATAAAAAGTTTTTTACTTAACTCAGCAGCTATATCTTCACTATCAGCAATTAAAAGACCATCAAATATTTCAATAGTGCAATTAGTACCCATTTGTTCGCCAGTTAAACGATTTATCTGTAAAGGTCTTTTTATTGTTGTATAAAAATTTATACCTTTTAAAACATTATTATCAAAAATACCCATCCAATTTTTTTTCGTATCAAATCTTGCATAAAAAGTACCTCTTGCGTCTATATCATTACCTTTTAACCAATAACTATCTAATAAAACTTCTTTATGTTTTGCTAAAAAGTCACCTGTCTTAAGCAATCTTTTCTTTGGATCATTTGTTAGTTGAAAATTATTGTGTGGGTGTACATTATAATATTGATGTTTCGCAATATAATTTACAGCATCCATAGGTTCTATTCCTTTAACTATCATACTTTAATCTCCTCAAGTTTAAATTCAATACCTTCTAGTTCTTCAGGTTTGCCATTAGGATAATCAGGATATACTTGAAACTCCTCTCCAGTTGTATCACTCTTACAACCTGCAATCAACCAATCCCATTTAAAATCGCCATCTATAACAAATTCATTCATCACTTCGTATCTACCATCATCTTTCTTTTTTAATAATTCTTCTTTACATTCTTCCATACTATTAAACCAACCTTCCATTTGAAAAGTTGTTTGTGTTTCAACAGGACTATGACCTATTAAATATGCTAATATCAATATTTTATAATCCATCATTTACTATAATACCCTCTATGTGTGTGTAACCTAATTCTTTAGCAGCAATAACTCTTTGATTACCTTTTTTAACACTATATCTCTTTTCTATATATGGTATCCCCATAGAGCCATATCTTACTTTACTATTTTTTAAATGTAATATTACCTCAATAGGATTATTTAGATTGTCCTTAAGCGTTTCTGTTAACGCTTGAGCCATAGGTGTTGAAGTATTATTATAAGTTAATTCACTTATTCTAAAAACTTCTTTATTCGGGTGTGATGTTTTTGCCTTCAAAATTTTCATTTTCACTTTTTCTTTCCATATTAGTTTCAACAGATTTTTTATTTAACATCTTTTGTAATTCTGCTGTTGATCCTACAAATAAAGCATTCTTAATATTGGCATTTGTTTTGTTAGGTACTTCTTTTAGGTCTTTTAATTTTTTCTGTAAGTCTTGTAATTTGTCAACCGTTTGTCCAACTTGACCTATTAGTTGTCCTGCAACTTCGTATGCTCTAGGGTGTTGACCTTCTTTTGCAATGTCAAGTATTCCTTGTATTGCCTCTTGCCCCTTTTCAATTAGACTATAATAACTTTCTCTACTATAATCATAATCAGTATTAATATCTTTTTCTACAGCTAATTCTAACTCACCTTCTTTTCTCTCAACAGGTGGACTAAACTCTTTAATTGTAGTCTTATGATCTACGCCTAATATTTCGTTTACTTTATCTTCTAATTTACTCATCTGTATCCGTCTTAGGATTATATCTCTTACTATCATCAAAAAATTTGATAGTAGTTGTAAATCCAAAATCATCATCTGCGTCAGCAGTTGTAGGGTTAGGTATTACTACGACTCTTTCTTCCCTTGTCAAAGGACTATCTGTATCTGATCCTAGGTCTGATTGTACTTCTTTAATCACTCCTTGATTATTCATAGGACCAAATAGATAAGTCTTAGCAGTAAAACTTAAAGTATATATAACCGCCCTTCTACTTGTAAAATCGCCATCATATGTATCCTCATAATTTATATTACCCAATACAATAGGTATATCTCTTTTAATATTTAGATCAGGTACAGCATTGATAGTTACCGTGTAGTCAGGTTGAAAGAAAGGTAATATTTGTTCTATGATCTGTAATCCATCTTCAGCAGTTGCTGTAAATACGTATAACTGCATACTAATATTGTATGGCACAGGTGTATAATTAAAATTTACTTTCTTTCCGTCTTCGCCTGATTTAACTTGCGTATATTTTTGTACACGAGTTAATTTTCTACTAGGATCATATGCAAGTCCTGTAATTTCAAAACCCATACGAGGTAATGATGTTGCAAATTCTCTACTATTTAAGTTTGCTTGTTGATCTAATCTAACTAAAAATTTTTCTTTTGGTGCATATGCAAGTGGCACTTTAATTCTGCTAGTTACACCACCAGTAGAGTTTGTTCTTTGAATTATTATATTATTAAATATCTGACCAAATGCAATAATTAATTTTCTAAAACTTTGATTATAAAATCTATTACCTAACATTATCTATCCTCATCTCCAAATGGATTTCTTTCAGTAAAGTCTAGTATATCATCTAATGCTGATGATGTATCAAAACCTGCTTCAGTATCTAAATCTGTATTAGAAGCATATGGCGATTGTGTTTGTAAAACTGATTCTGTAAAGTCTTCATTTAATAAGAAAGCAGGTTCACCAGTAGGTAAATCTTTCTCTAATCTAATTGATCCTTCTCCATCTAATGCAACTTGACCACTCTCTAATGTAAACTTAAAGTTTAATTGATTTAATGTGTACTTATCTTCAGCGTCATCAATTGTAGCAAGACCTGTATTGAGTTCTTCCGAAGAATATTCCCAACGTGTTACTCTTAATTTGTAAACTGGTAATTGACCTAATGCAAAGAATGGTTCCTGATCTTCAACAAATTGTATCTCAAAAAATGAGTTCATCAAAGGATAATAAATTATATCACCTTCGTTAGGTCTTCCAGCAGCAACTAAACTATCTTTTAGACCTACGTGGTAATCCCAACTTCTTTTAGACACCATAAATGTAGTGTCTTCTCTAATCTCTAATCCAAATTTTGAAACTATCTCTTGTTGACCTGCAAAACCTTCAGTTGATTCTACATACATTTCTATTAACCAAGAGTCATCAAACCTAGAAGTTGTATCCTCTCCTAGTATCAAATCTCTATTGACTAATGTTCGTGGTAGGTAATAGACATCGTGGCCGTAGATTTTAAGACCTTCAATTATTAAATCTTCGTAAAGTCTTTTCTCGTTTTGGTTACCAATGCCGTTGCCACCTTGAAAGTAATGATTAACTGGCATAGCATTATCCTATCATCATTGCAGGATTTAATTCGTAAGTTGTTCTAATCTCGTTCTCTAACTTTTCTATGTCTTGTAGTGCTTCAGAATATATTTGTTGACCGTTTAAAGTAACTCCACCAACCATTGCCACACCGTTAAATTTAGATAAGTTAGCACCCCATTGTTTTTTAAATAAAGCAGTTGTATATCTTTTTAAATATATGTCATTAAAAACATCTGTATAACTATTTGGATCTAATTTTCTGTAACATTCAATAACTATCCATTCGTCTGTTTCTAAATCGTTTGTCCAATCCATATCAATGTATAATCTATTATCGTGTTGATTAAATCTCAAAGGTTTTTCACCTACAAGTATGTGATCTAAAAAATCTAAATGTCTTAATACAACATCATAATTGATAACACTAGTTGATGAAAAATCGTATAGATCATTTAATCTTAATTGGTATCTAACATCAAATAGATTCATATTACCTTTATCTGAAAAAGGAAATATATTAATTACTGATATGATACTATCTGGTACTACTAGAAAGTTTTTGTCTTCATACCATTTAGTTGTTACTGAATTGTCTTTTGAATCTGTTGCTGTTTCGTTTTCGTTATTGATAGCAGATAAACGAGTCTTATCAGCAGCAGTCAGTTGATATTTTAAATATGTTCTTCTAATACCATCGTAATGATATTGTTGAAAATACTGAACGGCCTCGTCTATTCTATCTTCTAATTGGTCGTCATCTACATTTATCTCAATGACTGGTTTACCCAATGCTCTTAATGAATA